CAAAATAAAAACAGCTACCATAGACGAGTTAGTAATGATAGACGCATTAGTAGACCAATACTTTAACAACAAAGAAGAAATAAACGAAACCCAAACAGCAGAATTTACTAAAATAGATTAGATATGAGATTACAAATAATAAGAGATACCATTAAAGAAACAACAGGGATAGACATATTTGAACATAGAAGGCGCAGAGATGTAGTAGAAATGCGATGCGTTGCAAACAAATATATGAGAAATATAAAAAAAATGAGACTTACAGAAATAGTGAGAGAATATAAGCGATGTGGGTTCAAAACACACCACGCTACCATATTACATTCATTAAAAAACTATAAGCAAAACTGTCACTATAACAAGGAATTAGAACTAATGTACAAAACCCTAATAAACGATAATAGGCTTTATGTTATGAAAAAGATACCAAAAGCTACTGATAAGCAGATAGAACAGATAGAAGAAATACTGATGTAAAAAAAAATAAATAATTTTATATATTAATATGGAACTAATAAAAATAAACAAAGTAATACAAAACCCAGATAACCCAAGAATTATTAAAGACTATAAATTTAAAAAATTAGTCAATAGTATAAAGGAATTTCCAGAGATGCTTAAATTGAGACCTATTGTAGTTAATTCAGATATGATTGTTTTAGGTGGTAATATGAGGTTAAGGGCTTGTAAAGATGCTGGGCTAAAAGAAGTATGGATTTTGAAAGCAGACGAACTGACAGAAGCACAACAAAGAGAATTTATAGTCAAGGATAATGTAGGGTTTGGTGAATGGGACTGGGATATTTTAGCTAATGAATGGAACAATGTCCAAATAGAAGAATGGGGCTTGGATGTTTGGAAGCCAGAAGAAGATGTAGACTACTCAATATTGGATGACGATGATTTGTCTGATGATTTAGAAGATATGAAAAATGGTATAAAAAAAGCTATACAAATACCTTTTGAATTAGAACATTATGAAGAAGCGTTTGAATTAGTAAAATATTGGAGAGAACAAGGCGGTTATGTTGGTATGATGTTGATTGAAAAATTAAAAGAAGAAAAAAAATGAAACATATAGAACTGAAACAAATAGAACACAACACCAAAATTGGAGATGTTTGCGGACACATTGAACCCAACATTACAGAAGATACCTTATTTTTACACGATGGAGAACCAATAGGATTTTATATAAAAGATATATCTAAATATTCTCAAAAAGCATCAAAATTAGCTGCCCTTGCAAATCAAGAGTTAAGAAGCAAAAAAGTACCTAAAAGCGTGATGAAAAGGTCAAGTGGCTTCACTAATGCAGAAAACGAAGTATTGCAGTATAGCACAATTATTGGAAGTGTGCCACCAAAGCCTCATATGCGCAGACCATACCCAACTATAAGTAGTGTGCATAATGTTGATAGCGCAAAAACTTTTATCAAAGCTATGATGTTGTTATGTAAAGAGAGTGAAGAAATAATTAAAAAACTAACACCGAATATATACGAAAATCAAAAAAAACTAATACAGGAGAACGTTCCCAAAAAATGGAGATTTGGTAATCTTTTTACAAGCAGCATCTCTAATTATAATATACCCGCACCATTCCATAGAGATAACGGAAATATAAAAGGCTGTGTTAATGTTATTATAGCAAAAAAGAACAATGCAACAGGCGGTAATACAACTGTACCAGATTATGGTGCTACAATGGATAGCTGTGATAATTCTATGTTAGTTTACCCAGCTTGGAGAAATGTACACGGAGTGACACCTATTGTGCCAACAGGCAAAGATGGATATAGAAATAGTTTAGTTTTTTATCCATTAAAAGCGTTTAAAGGATTATGAACAAAACCGAACAACATAAAAAAGCAATTTTAGAAGCATTAGAAAAATCTTTGGGTGTTGTAACAACCGCTTGTAAAAAAGTTGGAGTAGGAAGAACAACGTTTTATGGATGGTTAAAAGATGATAAAGATTTTGCTGATAAAGTTAATGATATACAAAACATTGCATTAGACTTTGTTGAAAGTAAATTATTTGAAAACATAAGAGAAGGTAAGACAAGTGAAATGATTTTTTACTTAAAAACAAAAGGTAAAAAAAGAGGATATGTGGAGAGGCAAGAGATAACAGGCGCAGATGGAATGCCTACAAATTTTCAAATTGAAATAATAGATAATATTGAAGATACAGACTAACGTTGTATATAAACACCTTTTAAGGAGTAAGGAAAAAATAATAGTACAACAAGGGGGTACAAGAAGTGGTAAAACATATAATATACTACTGTTCCTTATTTTTGAATATTGTTTAAAAAATACAGGCAAGACTATTACAATATCTCGTAAAACGTTTCCAAGTGTTAGAGCTACTGTTATGAGAGATTTTATAGCTATACTTAAACAATATAATCTTTACACAGAAGAATATCATAATAAATCGTCCAGCGAATACAATCTAAATGATAATCTTGTAGAATTTATAAGCGTAGACCAACCACAAAAGATTAGAGGGCGTAAAAGAGATTTGCTTTTTATTAACGAGGCTAATGAATTAGATTACGAAGATTGGCAGCAGCTTATATTCCGTACTACTGAAAAAATAATATTAGATTACAACCCATCAGATGAATACCATTGGATATATGACAGGGTTTTGAATAGAGATGATGTAGAATTTTACAAAACAACATATTTAGACAACCCTTTTTTAAATCAAGGGATTATAAAAGAGATTGAGCGACTAAAAGAAACAGACGAACAATATTGGCAGATATATGGACTTGGAGAAAAGGGTATAAGTAAAGCAACTATATTCAACTATATAGAAGTGCCACATATACCATACGACGCAGAACTTGTGAGTTATGGCGCAGATGCAGGGTATACTAATGACCCAAGTGCTTTGGTAAGCGTGTACAAGAAAGACCATAATATATACATTAAAGAACACTTATACCGCACAATGATGACTACAAGGGATATAAGTGACGTTCTAAAACAAGAAGTAGTAAATAGAAGCCCTATATATTTCGATGCAGCAGAGCCACGTTTAATAGACGAGTTGCGTAGAATGGGACACAATATACAACCATCATTAAAAGGCAGAGATAGTATAAACGCTGGAATAGACTTACTAAAGAGATTTAAGCTACACATAACAAGAGACAGTAATAATGCAATACAAGAATTCAGAAACTACAAGTGGTTAGAGGATAGAAGCGGTAAACTAACGAATAAACCTATAGACAAAAACAACCACATAATTGATGCGGTAAGATATGCAACATACTCAATTTTAAGCAGACCAAATTTTGGTAAATACGCAGTCCACTAACCTGTAAAAAAAAGTTTAGTGAAATTTTCGTAGATTTTTTGTTTATAATTCGTTTATAATTTCTATATTTGAAGTGTAAAACAAAAACAATAATTCAAACAAAAGGCAATGAGAACATTTAACAAGTACAAGCAAAATTTAAAAGTAGTAAACTATGATGGTTCAGATTATATTATGAGCTATACAACAAGAGTGGCAAGATTAGACTATATAAAAAAAGAAGCTGTTCAGTTGGGTTGGTGGTCTGTAACTACACAAAAGCATATCAACTATGCAGCTGATAAGTTAGGTTTAAGTGTAAACAGAAACGGAAATTAAGATGAAACAGATTTATATAGAAAAAACTGTATCCCTATGGGGTGGTAAAAATGGAGAGGTAAATTTAGAGTTGGAGGATGGCACAATATTAACCTTCTATGCTATGGAATTATTTAGAGATTTGCCAAGTATAACTGAAATAACTTTTAATGAGGTAGCTGTAGAGAAAGAACAATTTAGAAATAGATATAAAGAATTAGCAAAGTTTATAACGAAATAAAAACAAAACACTTATAACACCCTTACAGAAATGTAGGGGTTTTTTTGTACCTTGTTCTAAAATAATTTAAAAACGTTTATATATTAATATGAAAGTTAATTTAACTATACCAACAACACTTAACGAGATAACTTTAGGGCAGTACCAAGAGTATGCCAAATTAGCTGATTTAAGTGAAACAGACTTACAACTAAAGACCATTGAGATATTCTGTAACGTACCAGAGTTAGTGGTTAGAAATATGAAAGCCACAGACATAGTAGAGATATGCAGTATTATAAATGGTATGTTTGACACAAAGCACCAGCTTATAAGTATGTTTAAAATGAACGGTACGGAATATGGGTTTATACCAAGCCTTGAAGATATGTCTTTTGGCGAGTATGTAGACCTTGATACTTTTATAGGGGATAACGATAATCTGCACAGAGCAGTAAACGTACTATACAGACCCATAGAACACAGAAGCGGAAGCAGATACACCATAAAAGACTACGAGCCTAACAATAGCGAGCTGGCAAAAGATATGCCTTTAGATGCTGTACTTGGTGCGGTGGTTTTTTTTTACAATTTAGGCAAGGACTTATCGATAGCTATGCTGAACTCTTTGGACAAGAAGAACGAGGAGATTTTAGCGCAGTATCTAACTTCACAGCCAAATGGGGGTGGTACAACTCAATCTATGGGTTATCTAACGGAGATATTACAAAATTTGAACATATCACTAAATTAGGTGTACACGAGTGCTTAACATACTTAACATACACAAAAGAGAAAAACGAAATAGAAGCAAGACAAATAAAAAGTAAATTTAAATAGAAAATGAGCCAGACTGGAATAAGAGGTTTTTACCTACTAACAGAAACAATAAAAGACCAACTACTTGGCGATGTAAATGTAAACACAGTTACAACTGGCGATATATACGACATTGATTTAGCAAAGCAATCTATATTCCCATTAAGCCACATTATAATAAACAACGTTACAACACAAGAGCAAACCCTTACGTTTAACATTAGTGTATTAGCAATGGACATAGTAGACGAAAGCAAAGAACCTACTACAGACGTATTTAGAGGAAACAACAACGAACAAGATATATTAAACACACAATTAGCAGTATTAAACAAGTTAGTAATGGTATTAAGAAAAGGTACGCTATATAGCGACCAATACCAATTAGATGGCGATGCAACGCTTGAACCATTTTACGAAAGGTTCGATAATCGTTTAGCTGGGTGGAGTGCTACGTTTAATGTGTTTGTTAAGAACGATATTACAATATGTTAGCAGATAAGTATTTAAGGGATGAACTTAACAAGTTTGCTAAATA